ACCCCATCCCCATGATATAAATAAAAACTTGTTGAGGAATAATCTGATGTCGATGTTCCTGTAACCGAACCATTATTTTCAGAACATGTTGTTCCCATAACACCAAGAATACTTGCACATACCCCACTTGAAATTGGTATGTTAATGTAAAATTCGGAATTTGTCGGTAAACTACTATCATTAACCCTAACTGAATATGTTGTGGCACTTAATCCTGTTTTAACCGCAGGTAATGTTGTGACAACGTCGGGCGACAATACAGGACTTAACCATTGTACGGTATATGGTGGAGTACCACCAGTCAAAGTCAAACTAATTGACCCTGAGTTTGTATTTGAACAATCTCCCGTAACCGCTATGTTGTAATTAAACACTGACATTATCTAGTACAATTTATATTAATATTTATTCCTACGTTTAAAACTACCGTTTCTTCTAAATTTTGGGAAACACATCCTAAATTAGTTATTGTTAATCTATTACCATTTAAGAAATATGTGTAGCCATAATCATATAAAGTTGGCAAATAATCTATTAAAGCATTTCTCCACTGTGAATCTGTTGGTACGTCATTATAACCATACCCATTATAAAAACTATCTTGAATTAAGATTTGATTATTAATTCTTAAATCAACATACCATTCTGTCTGAACTGAATTTTGGTAACATTCATTAAGCGTTAATCCACTTGATGATAACATATTATTAATTCTGTTGGCAAGAATACTATTAAAGTTAGATACACTAATATCATCATTAAGCCATGGATAAATATAAAAATCAACATACTCTGAATTACATGTGTAATCAAAAATACTTGATATAATATAACATGGGTCAACAGGGACAGGTATAAACTGACAACCTCTTTGTCTTCTATAAACAAACTTTTGTTTATGTAGTACAGAGTTTTCAAATCTAACCCCTCCATTCCAAATGGTTGTTGCGGGAACCATCTGTTCCACCAACTTAGTCCAATAAGGACCAATACCGTTCACGTAATCGATTAACTTTTGATAAGTGTACTTGTTGTTGGGCAACCCGACAGTTTGTTCTGATTCGATGTATTTCCACCAAATAGATTGTAGTGTAGGATAGCCACCCGTTTTACCATCAGAAATGTATTGTCTGTTTCGAGTGTTAATCATATTCTGCCAAAAAGTTTGGGAGAATTCAAAGAATGTTTTCTTCTTAGGCTTGGGGTCAACATATGTCCAATCGACTCCACCTGGTACAGGATAACCAACTGTTAAACCTGATTCAGGAATTGGGTAATCATATCTTCTTGATTGGTCCCAAACATCATAAACGAGACCTTGGCCAGGATTTAAGAATATGTCAACGTTCTTTACGTTTAATACTAATTTTTCATTGTCGACAAAGTAGTACGCATTGTAATCTCCTTGAGTTGAAACTCTAATTTTATCATCGTCCGCTAACCATGATTTATTATTATCCACAACTTTTTGAAGTTTAAATCCTTCCGTCATATAAGGGAAATCCCTAAATCTATTCAGATAAGTCTGACCGTAAGTAAACGGTTGTAATTGTGTTTGGATACTAAAGTTTTGTCCTGTGTAAACATTTCCTGTAAGTACAACATTATCAGGACTTCTATGTGATGGTGTGGTTTCGTACCAACCAGAACCAATTTGGAAAAAGTATGTTTCCGTATTAACAGGTGCTTTTGGATAACCTTCAATATCAATAGGGTATGCGGCTAATGTTATATTAGTATCGGTATATGTTGCGGTTTCTGTAAATGCAGTATAAATTTGCCCATAAATGCTATATGTTTGACCTACAGCATAAGATGGTGTTTCTTGAACGTAAGTACCACCTGAAATTTGACTCCATTGATTATAGAACTGGTCAAGATTAATTTTTTGGTCAGCCAAATAAATGTGTTCATTATATTCAATTAATGAATCAGGTGCTCCAATCAATCTTAATAAAAATTCAACAGACCTTCTCGTACCTTTTGATTTAAACAGGTACGATGCATTAAGAATTAAGTTTCTATAGTAAGCATAGTTTAATTCTGTTGGCGTTAAAGCTCGAGCGTAACCAGGATAAGTTGGTGTTGACGTATTACCAAACACAGATGATAAGAAATCTTCATTTGTAATTGGTGAGAAATTAGATGACCATCCCAATGTTTGAGATAAATTCGCCAATAATTGTGAAGGTATATCATTTGATGGATTATAGTTTACAGAATTCATGTAAGCCAACCCCTCAATAAATTGTTTTATTTGGTCGAAACTTCTACCGTAAATTTGGAATATCTTTTCGACTTTTCTACCCAAAGTATCAAATTCCTTTAAAGAATCCGAAATTAAGAATCTTGAAATTAAATTGGTCTTAAACGAATCCAAGTTAACCGCAATTGCTTGGATTTGTTCCAAGTATGCATCAAATAAGAATGAACTAATATCTAAATTCCAAGGACCATCTTTTGGCCAAGTCACTTGTTGATATTCAGTATATGTTTGACCAAATTCATTTTGTTGCGGTACTTGAAATACTGCAGTATATTCAGGTCTAACCAATCTATTAAGTAAGAATTTTTCAACCTCATCAAAACTTTCTTGGAATATTTTGTCAACAATATAATCATTTGGTCTGATTTGATATTCTTGTTGGATTGTGGTCGCCGTTGTTCCAAATGGTGAACCAGAAACGTAAAATGTGATGTCACCAGATGTTAATGTGGTAGACGGAATAAATGCCAAAATCTTATAGATATTATCATCAATACTAACACAATAATCTAAATAAGTGTTGTTAAGATTTCTATATGGTGAAACATCCAACTCTCTTAGTGTTAAGTTAGTTGACGCACTAACAGAGTAATCAATATCAAATGGATTTTTTATTCTATCAACATTAACCTTAAAATATGTTTCATCATTTTGAACATCATAAACAATATCATAAGCAGTATTACCTGTTGAGAAATCACTATTAGTAAATATAATATCTAAAGACGCTGGGAAATAATTAATAACACGAGTAATTGAAACCCTAAATCTTTCAGATAGAGAACCATACATTGAAAAGTTAAGAACCTGAGTTATATCAAAGTTGGGATAAACTCTAAATTGAGTTGCAAGTATTCTTCTACTTTCTTCTAAACTATCGATATTCATCATATCCAAAGTCATCGGTTCAGAGAACGCTCCGACATTGAATGTACGATTAACTTTTTCGGTTACTCCTGTTGTAAACTCAAAATTACCTTGCGTAAGTCCTCCACCCTCGACAGTTTGTAATCCTACAATGTTGTCAGAGAAAGTCCCCCCGCCATTACCTGGTCTTGGTGGATAAAAGTATTTAGTATTTGTTGTGTTTACCGCCATTAACCAGTTATGTTTGTAAAGTTTTTACTGAAATCAATGTTATTACCTCTACTTTGTCTAACCTCATATAACAATGCGTTAAATTGGTCTCTAATTTCATACAAGTTGTATTGTCTGTATATGTTATTTTCAGAGTCATAGATTGTGTAAACACCGTCATCAATTGATTTGGTTTGATTACCATAAAGAGCAATTGCAAGAGATGATACATCGTACTCAACCATTTCAACTTCCAAAGTAATTGGATTAAAGAATGTGTTTGATATAATAATGCTTTGATTTGGCTGACCAATGAATGGTGTTGCGTTTGGATTATTAGTTGGAGATGAAGATGGTGATAAAGTTAAGAATATTAAATTTGAATTTCCATCAACATATCTATATCTAATAGCCTTTTGTGTTGTATTTGTTTGGTTTGTCACCACAGGTTCACAAAAGAACGATGAGGTAATAACCCTAAAGAAATTTGGTATCTTTGAACCATCAGGATTTAAATATTCAACTCTAAACCCAACCAATCCTTGTGGAACAAATTTATTTTGATATTGTGTTGGAACATTTGAAATGTCAATCACAATTCCTTTTACGTTTGGCAAAGCACTTAACACACCACAATCAGTAATTCTTGTTCTGATTTGTGCTGGTCTTAAATAAAGTGTGTAAATTCCAAGAGCATTGAACTGCTCAGCGGGTAATGTTAAGTTGTATAATCCACCCAAAACCTCAACACCTGCGTTTCCACCTGTTTGTGTGTTGTTAAAATAAGGTTTAAGAATTGTTTGTGCATCAAGTTGAGTTAGGACGAAATTACTCGTAACATCCCTTGAAGGAGTATAATTCAATATAATCTCTACGTCTTCAGGTGAAACGTCTGAAGGTCTAATTGTGCCGTATGAACCGATTGCCATATCTTATTTTATCTTATAAATAGTTTAGTTCTTTTTTTCAACGTTAAAAAATCCATATCCGTAATTAATCATGTCACCTAAATTATCAACCTCTCCTAATCTTTGGATTCTTTCGTATGCAGAATTCTTTCCTCGTTCAACAAAAACATTTGTTTGTATTTGTGGTTGGTCAATAACTTTGATTAAAACTTCCTCTTTTGTTATTGGTCTTTGTGTTAAATTATTCTCTGTAAATCCTGAAGATTGTTCAAAAAATATTGTTGTCCCGTCTATGTAATCATAGTAATCAACTAAATTAACTGTATAGGCGGTAAATGTTGTTGCAGTATTAGTTATTGCTCCCCATATCTGACCGTTCTTAATAACGGGAACTCCAACTTGGAATTTGTTTGGTCCATACATTGCCAACTCATTAAGTTTGGATTTTGTTAAACCTGAAACCGTAAATGGAACCGTTGTAAAATTATTTGATGTTTGAGCAGATACTTCATTAACAGCATCCCCTGAAAATATGTAGTTATAACTGATTGGTGTTTCAATCCAATTACCACCCACAGGAATAAAAAATGCCTCACCATTTGGGTTATTGATAACCACATCAGAAAATGGTGTCGTGATTGTTTTAGAAACTCTTGTAATTCCCCACGGATTTGTTTGTTCTAATGTAATCGTGTATTGAGCAATTGCGACAGGATAAGTGTGTACGATTGAATTGGGTGTGTATGAACTAATGGTTTGCAATGGTGTCCCATCACCCCAACTAACCTTATAAGATGATAAATCAAGAAATTTTTGAAACTCACTTGATGTGTTATACACATTATAAACATATGGGTTGGCGGTTGTTGATGAAAATATAAAATTGGCAACCACATCTTTCTGCAATACCGCACCATCAAATGGACTGAAGTAACCAACATCAACCGCAGTTTGTCTGAATAAAATTGGAATTGTAATTCCTGATAATATTGAACTTCCATTTGGTCCCGCAGTCAATACTTGGGTCATCCCCGAATAAACACCAGTCGTTTCACCCGTATAACTTGGTCCAACGTTTTCACCTTGCATATTAACAATAAACAAGTCACCCTTAATTGTTTCAGGTGATATTATAATATTATAAAAATCTTCCATTATGGGTTAACATATTCATACCATTTTATGGGTTGTAACGTACCCGCCCTTTGTCCATCATTAAGATATATTGTTTGATTTGGATTCATGTTGAATATTTGATAATCATGTTTTTCATAATTTAATTCAACACGATAATAAAAATATTGTGAACCATCAAAGATATATTTGTTACCAGGTAATGATGATTGTGGCATATTCATCATCTTTGTAAAGTATCCATTTTTTGCATCATAGAACTTGGCAGTCATGTAAAATGTACTGATATCCAAAAATGTTCTTTTCTTTAACCAATAGATAAAGAAACCTTCTTTGTCTCCAACATAGTCCAAAACAAAATATGGTTTTTTAATACTAACAGGTGTCGTCTGCATAATTGCATCCATCTTTAACCCTTGTTGTGTCGGTATAATAATTGTTATATAATTGGTCTGTCTCTTTTCATCAACATTGTCATACAAATCCAATTTAAAAAATGAATTGGTAAAGTTGTTTGTATAATAAAAAATCTCTTGAGTTGTAAACCCTTCCACCTGATAATTGGACTTCCAATTTGTTGCGTCATTTAAAGAACCTCCTGAATAAAAATTAAACTCATATTCAATATCCGTTGGTTCAGTCGTTGTACCTGTCAAAGGAGCGTGAGCAAATCGAGTTACCTCAAAATCTCTACCAACACCAATAACCTCAGTAATGATTTTACTTTCGTACTCATCAATACTTTGGTCCAACCCCACATAGTCCCACGTTAACTGAATGGGAATTGTAAGTTGTCGGTCAACAAAACCGTTTTGACTAATTTTAACTTTATTCACACTCATCAAACAATGGCTTAATTGGGTATTGAACTCCTAAAGAGTTATAGTTTATTCCTTCTGGTATTAATCTAAAGATGGCTTCTTGATATGGATATTGAGCACTATTCATAAATGGAAAATCAACCCCCCTTTCAAGGTTATCTTTAAACCCATAAGTATATATGTCTCTCCATCTAAACGATTGGTCGGCAGAAGAATAAAAAGAATAGAAAGGTACATTCTCAACTTGTCCCGCAACCGCAGTCTCAACATAATCAGAGAAAACTCTAATCCTCATCGATGTGTGGGGTTTATAATAAAACCCAGGACTATTTGTTGAATATGTATCAGTAGTTTGAAATACGTTTTGATTGTATTTTAGTTTTTGATAGTATGGTGAAATAACCCTTTCAATTTGGTCATAATCATTCCACTCACAAAAGTCCCCATCAATCAAATCATCCTTTTTTAAATCCTGATTATAATAAAATGTTTTTGTAACACCACTTGTCAAAGTATAATTTGATGTTTGTATGTTTGTATCGGAATATGAATTATTTAAATCCCACCAAGAACTTATTGGGTTTGTTAAATTAAATTCCCAACCTTGTTTCAATCCAATACCATTATTTGGTTGATTAAAATAACCTGTATATCCTTTATTAATAACAGTTAAAAATAATTCACTAACAGGTCGTTTTTGATTATCTAAAACACCATTCAAATCTAAATCATAATTGACCGTAACATTATAAGAATTACTACTTGTCTTTTGAGATACTCTTGAGATTTGGTTTGGTGTTATTGAACTATATTCAAACTTTCTTTCTTCGTTAAATAGATTTTTTTCAAACGCATTTTTAACCATAATACAATCTCCAACATTTGTTAAAATTTTATGTTCTCTTACATAATATTTTGACTTTGTTTCCAATAAATTATCAGGATTAATAACTCTTTTAAATGTTCCAGTAACTCCATTGGCAAATGTGGTACCTGTATATCCAAAATTAAATATATTAAACACATAAGGGTCACTATCTAATTGGTTATTACCTAACGAATAAACTTGGAATAAATTTAATTGGTTATAAAAGAAAGGTAATTCAACATACTCACCGACAGTTAATCCATGTGGTGCAATACATTGGAATCTAATAACATTACTACCATTTTGAGTTCCATTAATTATTGAAAACGGAATACCTTCGGATGCAAGCCAATCGTAACTACCATTATTTAATGTGTATGACATTTGTTTTAAATCATTGTTACTTTGAACATAACTAATATAATATGTCCAATTGTAAGTGTAGGCGCTTTTTGCGACATAATTAATATGCTGGTCAGATATATTAGGTCTATAAAAATCAAATTCATAATATTGTGGAAATCCTTTCCATATTGTACTAACTGAAGATTGTTCCGCATCAACATAATATAAGGTATTTCTAAATGGAACATATTCAGTAGTACCTGTATATGTATTACCATACAAATAATTTATTTTAAATGTAGGTCTAAATGTACTACTACTTTGTCTTTCATCATCAAATACTTGAGCCAAACTAATACTTTGACTTCGGTCATATTCAACCATTTGTTGACTCTGTTGCTCTAAAGTAATAGTAATATCTTGGTCAACTGATGGAGCTGACTGATATTCCTGACTACTTGGTATTATTATAAACTTATTCACCTACAGAATATTTTGTTTTAAATTTATCTAACGCTGTCAATCCTACATTTATTCCAAAATAAAAATGGAATGGAGCACTAACTAAGAATTTACTTGGGTATGTTCCACCATCGTAAGAATAATCACCATTAGGTTTAACATTAAAAATGTAACCTCTTTCGTATATGTCACTTACTTGTGTATCTGAACCAATAAAATAACTCGGTGTTCCCGTATTTCTTCTATCCAATGATTGGTAATTATATCCAAAAATACCTGAATTACTAATAGTTGGTGATTGATTTGTCACCCAATCATTATACTGTGAACCAAAAATACTTTGAATTGATGGTTGTTTTAATCCCCATTGATAAAATGGTACATATTGTGACTTAATGCCATAAGGATAAGTGATTGCATTGGCATTGTTTGATGGTCTAAAATCAATTACACCTGGTGTTATAAAATCTTTGTTTTGTAAATCAACTGTTGTTGATGAAAAGAATATACCCATTGTTGGATTATCAAGTCCACCTAAAATAACAACAGGGTCATTACTATTACCATAAACACGATAGTATTCAGGTGAAAAAGGTATTACACCATATTCAGAGTTGATTGACATACTTTGAGCTAAGTCACCATCAATTCGTCTATCGGGTCTACTAAATAATTGATTTAAACCATTATTACCTGTAGGAATAAGTTGACTTAAAAATCCTTCATCAGTTATTCTTGATATTACAAATAAATTAACCAAATCAGAAGTATCTGAGTAACTTGTTGGATTTAAAGTATTCATAATATAACCTTTTGCTGATGGGTCAAATATTATTTCTTGGTAAAAATCGTCTTTAATACCCAAGTTAATAATTGTTGTTGGGAACAATAAATTTCGTCTATTAACAGGCGAAATTAAACCAGTTGTTGGTCTACCTATAAATCTTTGAGATGTTGCACCTGAAAAATAAGGAGAACTTCTGTAGTAGAAATTGTTTGTCTTATCATCAAAATAAACAAGTTCTTTTGCAAATTCAGGAGGTAATGGTTTATTTTGTTTGTCAAAATAAGTATCTACTTGTATTGGGAATGTAAATAAGGAACCATTAACCCAATTGTTTGTAAATGTTTGAGATAAAACTCCACGACATAAACCATAAAAAAATCTAAATCTATAGCCCCATTCAGCAAATGAATTTATATCTTTTTGTAAATCAATCAAAGGTTCATCCATAAAAACATAACAACCGTTTTCAACAGTATCTGTTCCCTGACATCCAGTATTAACTCCAAAGGTAACTCCATTGCCACTATAACAAGTAAGACCAACCATATTTTCACAAGTACTTAATGTTTTTAAAACATTTTCACTTGCAAGTTGACCTTCAATATCTTGTGTTACTTGGGATGCCCCTGTTGAAAATCCAATAGAAGTATCACCGTTTTCTGGTCCACTTATAACATAAGCCGAAAACCCAATATTTTCTTGTAATAAACTAGCATTACCATTTAAATCCCCACTATCAATATAATCCGAAGATGGTAATCTATCAGTCCTCATAACATTTTTTGAATAATTAGTAATATTCAAAGCGCTTGTACCCGTTAATGTTGGATATAGTATTGGACTAAAATAAGTTGAGACTGGTGGTGAGTCATATGCCAGATAAGTCGGGATAGAAATAATAATAGTATTTAAAACCAATGGTTTTAATGTGAATATTGCACCACCTGACAAATCTTCAGCACTGTCATATTTTCCAATACTAACTGAACTATCATAATACACATTTATATTATTTATTTTACTTGAAACACCTTTTGCAATTCCATATGATGGTGATTTGTTGATAACACCACTTGAAAATCCATAATAGGTATTATTTCCAACTTTGTAAGCAATTTTTCTATCAGGTGTGATTGAATCTAACGCCCCATAATAACCAACATTACTTGTCGAATATGCTGAGAATTGTAATCCTGGTGTTGTTGACCCCGTAAATCCTGGTGTATAGACATAAGATGGAAAATAAATATTATCTTGTTGGTTGTGTTGTTGGACAGTAGTTAATGACCCTGTAGGTAATTTTTGAATAGGGATGTTCATTCTAGTTTGTCCCGTAATTATAACATCGTCTTCGTTGGCATGTCCCAATATTTTTCCAATACCATATTGATTAGTTAATAGTGGAGAATATGGGTCAACCCCTCTTTGTAATATTAAAATAGTTTGACTTGAAAAATCAGAAAATAAACTTGTTGGTAGATTTTCTGCAGGTGCTTCCTCTAACCATCCCTTGGTACCTAAAGTTCCCTTAACTTCTTTATAGGATTGAATCTCGTTAGCAGAATTTAACGTATTCCAAATACTTATTCCCGTCCCTAAATTAGGTATTGAATATTGTGGAACTCCATTAACAATATTTGTAGTAATTGTGATTGCAGTTAATACTTGATAATATTCTATATCAGATGGGTAAATATATCTTTGACATGTATCACCACTGTTAATCACAATATACTCGGCAGTACCACCTAAATTACTTAAATTAATACAATTTGTGTCAGTAATTGTATGTACACCTAATGTACCTGCACTATAAATAACACTAACAGATGAACAGTTATAATATTGTACTGTACCTATAGTTGTTGCCGAAATGGTAATACTATCAACACATTGAGTCGTTGCACTTGGAATAGTATATAATGTAGATAAATTAGTGGTTTGAGTATTATCTGTTGGGTTAGCATAATAAACTTGACTAACAAATTGGTCCGTTTGTATTTTACCATTAATACCTCTAAGTAGAGCCTTTCCAACTGAAGTAGTACCCGACCATAGATAATTTTTATCTTTTGTTTGTTCAGGATTTACAAATGTTAATAATGCACCTACAGGAAATTCACCAGGAGATACTATAGTTAAAGTATTATCATAATGGTATAGACCATTTGAGTTATTTATATCTGAAGCAAAAGTTACTTTTATTTTATTAACCCCTTGAAAATACTTATTTCTTGTATTATAAATATTAATTCTTTCTCCTGGCATTATTGTTCTTGAAACCGCAAACTTTCTAGTTCCGTCAGGAAATGTGGCAATTTCACTAACACCTGTTTTAAATCTAGTTGGGTTTTTTTCTTGACCAGTAAACCCACCAATCGCCTGACTTTTCATTATAGCGTCAGTAGAATTATAGGTAAAATAATTTTCGTTATCGGGTGGTATTGTAGATATCGATTCTTGATATGCAACCAAATTATCATAATAAAATGAAGGATTAGATAATTGACTAACCAGTGATGATGTTGGTACTGAAGAGCTAGAATCCGATGAAGTTTCAGGACTACATTCACAGGCTTGACAATCAGGATATGTTATCATTGGTAATTTGAATCTATTAAATTTTCTAAATCTAAATTTAAAAAGAAGTGTACCAATAAAAACACCAAGCACTGTCCAACCAAGTGCCTGTAGAGCTGTTGTCTGTGCCGCAGGAAGAAGAAATGGCAAGACTGCCGACGAAGCAAACAAACTCGCAGAAGTTATCCATAACTCAATTATATTTTTTAAAATCCATGCGCTTAATGCAATTATTAAAGGAACTGCAAAATTATTCCAAAGATATGCAATAACGTGGTAAGACGTTAACAATGGAATACCAATAATTTGAATTACTTGAAATATAATTGAGAACAAGAAATATATTAAATCAAAATTTCTAAATCCTTCATTTACAGGAAATTTATTAATAGTACTATCACAATCTTGACTTTCAATTTCTTTAATACCTATAAATCTACCTTTAGTACCATTTTTAAATTCATCAATCAAACCTGAAACAGTATACACTTTGTTAAATTCAAATTGGTAAAAGGTATCATCACAATTTATTGCCGCGGTAGTGTTAGTATAACCTGTCCAATCTAATCCAAAATAATATGACCCTGCTAATTTTTTTCCCTCAGATGAACTTGTTGATAAATAATTTGGGTCGATTATAGTATTACTCCAACCATACTCCCTAACGTTAGGAACTAAAAAATATGGTCGTCTTGTTTGCTCAGTCAATGCTGTTGGTTGTGTCCATTTAATTTTAAATCTATATTTTGCCTTAGTTGGAATACCTATAGTTGGGTCATTTGATATAACTTTTTCACCGAATTCATTAGTTATGTAATAATCCAAATTCATTGGTAATTCGGTCAACCAAACTCCATCACCATCAATAATATTTCCAGCTTGTTCTAATTGATATTGTTCCAGTATTGGATTACCAGTAGTATCTTGTTGGATGGTTTGTCTAATTGCCAATATTTGACCAGGTCCTGATTGTAAACTACAAAGATTACCCATATCATCTTTGGGTTTAGCGTTTCTCCTAACTCGATAAGCATCAGATGTAGAATAAATCGACCCCATGAAAACTGACGTTGGTTGTATATTAACATTTGCATTATCTCTTAAATCAAAATCAAGACGATTAATTGCTATATCACAAATTTCAGGGTCTCCCCAAAGTGGCGAAATTTCAATACCTTTAACTAAATTAATAATTTGAGGTAATGAGTTTAAATCTGTTGATGTTCTAAAACGATTACCCGCAACTTGAGCCTCGGTTGCAAGACCCATTCTAATTAAATCTTGTGGTGTCAATGAAAACTCTCCAATATCAGACAAGTCAACATCCATAACAACAGTTTGAAAACCTAATGGTACCCCCATTATCATGTAATCCCCACTATCATTTGTTTTGGCTGTGAACTTATAATATCTGTCATATATTTCAACAGCGGTTGTTCCTGTCAGTACATCCAATCTTGATGGTATTGTACCTGTCGCTGCGTGAGTTGAGTATGATTTTTCGTAAGGTAAAAGATTGTATCTATAACCATCTTCATTTTTATCCGTTGGAGATTTGTACGGATATATACTTGAAATGATTGGGTTTGATTCGTCTACCGTTGTGATAGGTATGAATATTGACACCCTTGCGTTTGGTAATCCAAAACCATTGTTAGCGGTAACCCTACCAACAATGACTCCATAATCGGCACAACTTCTAATATAGACATCCTCTTGTTGTATTTTTAAAGATAAAATCTCTAACTGTTCAAACTCTTGGTCTAATTGTACGTTGATTGTTTTGTTAACCCCTAATTCAGTCCTTATTCTATATGATTGACCCATTAATGTCTTTAGTTAATAAATAGTTTATGCAGGATTTTTAAAGTGAACCCACACAATTAAATAATAATCCAAAGAAAAAATAAATAAACTTGTTAAGAAAAAGTAATTGATTGGAAGTTCTTAACCGAAACTCTAATGTCTTTACCAGGGTATCTAATCTGATACACTTGTGATGGTTGAGCAAAAATAGTATCGTCAACAGGACCAATAAGTTTTAATTCAGGGTCTGAATATTCCATAGATGTTTCAGCGGATGAATATTGACCACCAACTTCATTAAACACATTTAAAGTTGAAACGGTTAATACACCATTTGTATTTTGAATAATACTCCTAATTTCGGATAGATAAACATTCTGACCTAATTGTCTTGATTGAGGGTTAAAGTATGCAGATATTTTATCAATAACACTTGAAATGACTTGTCCTGAGTTTTGGGCGGAATCTAATACAATTGCAACATCAACACTCAAGTCAATAACCTCAGCACTGAATATTGAAATATAATCATTCATCATTCGGTAGTTTGATAAATAATTTGCAATGTTTTGTCTCAAAGTATTTGAAACGATATTGGTTAATTTACCCGAAGTGTCATAAGATAATATTTGAATTAATATCTTGTTATCATTTTCTGTGATAGATACTTTTGCAGGTGCACCAAACTGAGCTGGCATGTTTCTAATAATTGACTCATAATCCTGTACGGTAACCGCTCTCTTTTGAGCCGCAAAGTTAAACGATACATAGTTTCTAATTTCTTCTAATGATGGAATGCCCGCTCCACCTACCGCAGCAGTTACGTTAACACATCTTAATGAATTAACTACCGCTGAGTTTGTTGTCTCAGATGGACCATTAACAAAGAATGAAACAGTACCAATTTGATTGATTACGTTTGTTCCTAAGTTTGTTGCCAATCCACCACCAACTCTATATTGAATAAACAATGTTGAATTTGGCGTTAATGTTGAACCTAATGAAAAATTGTTAGAATATTTTTGAAGTTCTAATGTTGTACCTAAAGTTGTAAACTGATTCAATTGGTCTTGAGCCGTATTTGTACCACCACCAAATGTCATTTTCTTAAATCCTTCAGGGGTATATTCGGTAATAAATCTATCTTGAGTTTGGATATACTTACCAACTTTAATACCAGGTTGGTCAGAAACTTTTGCAGGGTCTTCAATAAAGACTCTATCTTCGGCTAAGGCGTCCACTTCATACCATCTATTATCAACACCTAAAAACTCCGCAGTTGTTGGTGTGTTTGTATATTGTGTACCATTCTTTAATAACACACTTGTAATACCTAACACATTTTTTTCAGGTAAAAATAATTCAAAGAATGGTTTAACATCATTGGCCCCAATAACTCGTTTGAATACCTTCGTAATACCATTTACAACAATTTCTCTTTTTGTGATTGTATAATTAACTAAAACATTATTTGAGTTAAAGTTCGGTATTTTTAATCTATTTGGAAAACCTTGAGAATTATATGGTGAAGCAAAATCAATGTCATAAACATTTTCAAAAACAATTCCAGCACCAACAACTTGTGAACCTCTTGTCAATGTTCCAAGGTATCTTTCATCTTCTTTATCACCAAAAGCAGGAACTGTAATTGAGAAATCAACTAAAGCAACTGATGGTCTTTGTCCTGGTAATTTTAAACCGTAGGTTCTGGCAATGTTATAAACTGATGACCTTTGTTGAGCATATTGTAAAACAGTCTCCTGAATACTTCGGTCAATGTTATAATGTAAGTTATCTGCAATCGCAGCATTTAAATCAATGAATACGGAGAAGACCGAAGCATCGTTAAAGTCTTGGATTAAGTCAGGATAGTAAGTTTTGGTATAATTTAAGAGCTCGGTCCTGATTGACTGATAATCCCTAGATGCGTATGATATTCTGTTATTTGCCATTTGTATTAAATATTTATAATTACAAAATCACTCTGAGCATATGTCGAACCATTTGTTGAGTAATCTAATCTTATTTTTGCTGTGTACTCTGAAGTACCTTTGCCAGGGAATCGGTAAATTGACGATTCACTTGTTCCTACAACGTTTTGACCTGTGGCAATGTCCACTTCTTCCTGTGGGTCAGCAGGTGTAATACTTAAACTATTAACCAATAAGTTTGGCATAAAAGTTTCAATTGCATCTCTGATGTCAGATTCAATAGCATCAAAGGTAATACCATCAAAAGGCTCAAAAAGAAATTCATATAATCTTGTACCAAATTGTGGTAAATAATATCTTGAACCCTTCCTTGTCAACAATAACAACATCAAGTCAGCTTTAATTTCTTGTGACTCTAATTCCGTTAATTGTAAGTAATCCCCCCTAAAAGAATCTCTGAAGGGAAAATTTATACCATATGTAACACCATTAGCCATTGTTTATAAATATAGTAGTATTTCCTTTTTTGTGAGCAGGAAAATAAGGACAATGTCTACAACCTGAACCACAACAAGAACCTCTTTCTAAATGGAATTCTTCGGTAAAGACATATTTTCCATCTTCCATATAAAATGAAGAAGGGAGAAGTTTTACCTTCCCCCCCTTATTTTTATTGTTATTATTAATATTACTTGATTTCACAAGCTCCACCAGCACAAGCCAATTCTCCGCTCAAATCAGTGTTATCTTGTAACTCAATAACTTTACTTAAATCAATTGAGTGAAGTTTTGCAAATAATCTTTCAAATTCTTCTTCAGTACAATCTTCAAATGGTGCTTGAATATAACTACCACCATCATAAGGTAATACAGATAATCCATTATAGAAATCTCTGTTTTCCCACATCCAATCTCCCGCCAATTCCCAATCTTCAGCCTTTAAACTGATAGTTGCAGATACGTTGTGACTGTTTGAACCAGTTCTGTGACCAGGTCTAACCCACTCTTGTGTAATTTTCTTAACACGTTCTAACAATTGGAAAGGACTTTCAGTTCTCAAAATTGCTCCTTCAGGTGCTTTTTGTGGAACCGAAATAACTGCTGTGTCATGTGGACGGAAGAATTCATCTTCAACTAGTTCAGGGTGATTTGTCACCAAGTAATTGTAGATTGCCTCATTCTTGCCAACACGTACTCTACGGATGTAGTAGTCGTTGTGCCAAGCGTGAATACCTGATGATGTTCCCAACGTCAATGAAGTTGTTCCCGCAGGTTTTACAGTTGTCATACGAGCTGATTTGTTAATACCAATCAATTCAGCAACTCTTGTATTTTCTTCTTTAACCGCTTTTGCAGCTTCTTTCATATTATATCCTAAAACCACACCTGAACCAATACCTGTCATAGACACACCAATCAACGCATCTTTTTCAGTTGTTCTTCTCCAAATGTCTCTCAAGTAATGAAAGTCAGTGTAACCCGCTTGAAGTGTTCCGATAAACGCCGCAGCTTTAACACGAGCATTTAAGTCTTCTTGTGATTCAATGTCAGAAACATTTACCTCACATAAGTTACAGAATTGGTTTGGTCTCAATGCGATTTCACAACATGGGTTTGTTCCCCAATCTTTATCGTTTGTAAAATAGATACCAGGTTCACCTGCTCCTGACGCTTCAACACGTTTCCATAAATCCATAAAGAATTCTTTTGTAATCTTGTGTCTAACAAGTGCTGCTGAGTTGTTTGCTCTACCTCTTTGTGGATTTTTTTCCCACCAAGAACCTGATTTACAAGAAATCATTTCGTTGTCGTCAGCGCTGAATAAAGAGATAAGTGCCGCTCTACGGATACCACCAGCTAACACAGCATCTGCAATATGACAAACCATATCATGAACTTCAATTGGTGTTAATTTTTCACCGTCTTCTTTTGAGTCCAACATACCTTTTAATTTATGTATACAATCTTTCAAAGGTTGAGGACCTGGTGCTTTACCACCTGATGTTACAAGTTGAGCACCTTTTGGTCTGATGTCAGAAAAATCAAATTCAGGTGTTGATAACTGTTCTCCAAAATAAGATTTGAACAATACTTTAATTGCGTCTGCCCATCCTTCAATAGAGTCTCCAATTAAGAATCGTCTTGACCTATTTGATTTTGGTTTTCTAATCTCAGGTAATTTTTCAACGTGATGTTTTTGAACTGAATACCCAACACCTGTACCACCTAATAATAGGAACATTGACTCAGCAAATGCATCCAAGTGGTCGATAGGTAAGTAAGCACAGTTGTAGATTCTGTTTGGAGAAATCTCAATTGGTTTACCACCAAATTGCATTGACCTCATTGAAGGTAATACCTTTTTATCATATACCATTTTGTATACTTCTTTAATCTCATTTTTTAGAGATGGGTATTTTTTAATATGCATTTCCATATTACGGGTTACCAATTCCTCCCACGTTTCTCGTCTGTTTAGTTCAGGTACGAACTTAGCGTACTTCATGTAAACTGTTAAGTCTGACAATATCTTTTGTGATGCGTCCATAATTTTTGTTTATTTTATTTTATTGTTTTTGTTCTTCTCTTTGTTTTCTCTTTTCTAAGAGTTCTTTAACTCGGTCACGTTTTCTTTCTTCTTGTTGTTCACCAAAACCTAAGAAGGTTACAGATGACTCTGTATCAATTTCAAGTAGTTCGTTGTTAAACTTACAGTTCTCAAACACTACTCCATCTTTACCAATACGTGATTTGGTAATAGCAATTGTTGCCAAGTTCATTTCTTTTTGTTGTAAAGTTTTAGCCACGGTAATGATAACGTGTCCAACTTGTGCTTTCTTAATAGAACCACCCATTTGGTCGGTGGTAACAACCTCAGAAGATATAGAGCTTCTGTTACCCTGTGTTGCTGTCCATCCAACTAATGATAGTTCGTGACACATCGCTTCAAAACCTCTCATTACTGAACCCTCAGCTTTCCATTCATCTTTACTCGAACTTTCAGGAACCACACAATCAATATAGTCCAAAAGAACCAAGTCAATTTTTGTACCATCAGCAATCATCTTTCTGATTTGGTTTTTGATTTGGTTCATTGTCATTGAATCTGAAGGAAGTTTTTTCATAATTAACTCGTTCTTCATTGTTTCTTTGATGTCTGTAAGTTTAGCCATGACCTCTTCTTTATGGTTTACCAAGTTGTCTGGTTCAATACCTGTCCAAAGTGTGAAGTGTTTACGTTGTACAATCTTTGGGTTGTCCTCAAAAAATATTTGAAGAACATTATATCCAAGATTAAACGCAGTGTTCGCAATCTTTGTTAAGATGGTAGTTTTACCGACACCTGTAGGTGCTAAGATAACACCAATTTCTCCTTTAGCCAAACCACCTTTAAGTAATCTGTCAATACCTGGTATTCCTAATGGAATTGGGTGTCTAAAATCTTCATCAAGTACTGTGTCAAGGTTAGAAAATACATCAGTTGTACCCGTGTCTTTTTCCCCAACCTGTAATGCTTCACGAACCAAACTCTCAACCTTGTCATAAGATTCAAAGTCTCCTTCGGTAATAATCTTTTGGGCTTTGTCCATTGCCTTTTGTAGTTCTTGTTGTTTACAGAACTTCAAAGCCTTTTCTTGAACAAACTGAGTCCCTTCAAATGGAGCGTCTTTTACTTGTTTGATGGTGTCAAGGACAATTTTTGCAACTAATTCTTGTGAAATTTCAGATTTTACAATCTGTTCAAGAGTATCGAAATTAGGGGTTGATTGGTATTTGGCGTGGTACTCCTTG